CGCCTACGAGCCGTCCGAGGACTCGGTCGCGAAGCAGGAGCGCGAGGCGTGGGAGGCTGGCGAGGCCGGGCGGGCCATGAAGACCGACATGATGTACGACTCGCTCGAGGCGCCGAAGAAGGCTGCCCTGCGGCCGTGGAAGAAGGCCCCCGAGGGCATGGAGCCCGAGGAGGTCGAGGTCCAGACCCGGCGCTACCTGTCCCGGATCCTCGAGTCTGTGCGCGGAGGCGCCTGGTGGCTCGACATCCCGTCCCTGGTCAGCTCGATCCTGAGCCCGAAGAACAAGCCCAGCCGGTCCCGCCGGTTCTGGTTCAACCAGGTCGTCGCGAGCGAGGATGCCTGGCTGGACCCCGCCGCCGTCGAGGCCGCGATCAACCAGATCGTGCGCGAGAACCGGCTCATCTCCGGCCGCAGCTCGAAGGAGACCCTCGAGGCGGGCTGGGACATCGTCCACCCGAGCGAGCCCATCGTGATGACGTTCGACGGCTCCAAGAGCGACGACTCGACGGCCCTGGTCGGCACCCGGGTCTCGGACGGCTACCAGTTTGTGATCGGCGTCTGGCAGAAGCCGCCGAAGGCCCGCAACGGCCCGGACGATGAGAACTGGCTCGCCCCGCGCGAGGCCATCAACGCCCGGGTCGACCAGGCGTTCAAGCGCTTCACCATCATCGCCTTCTGGGGCGACCCCTCGCACACGAAGGACGACGAGGACGGCTCGAGCTACTGGGACGGCTTCCTGGACCGCTGGATGCGGAAGTACAAGGACCGGATGGACAAGAGGCACTTCCCGGTGAAGACCGGCCTGCGCCAGCACGCCATCATGTGGGACATGAGCTCTCCGGCGAACCAGGCCGCCTTCGTCTCGGCCGCCGAGGCGTACGTCGAGTCGATGGAGCGCCTCAACGACATCGAGGAGTTCGCCCCGGAGTTCACCATCGACGGCCACCCGGCCCTGGTCGACCACCTCCTGAACGCCCGGCGCTACCTGCACCCCTCGGGGCTCGGCGTGTCGCTGATGAAGGAGGGCCGCGAGTCGGCGAAGAAGATCGACCTCGCGGTCTGCGCCGTCATGGGCCAGATGCTGCGCCGGGTCGTGCTGAACGCCGGGCTCGAGGAGGAGGAGACCCCGGGCGACGTCTGGGGCTACGGCTTCTAACCTTACAGAGGTCGGGCCTATCTGTAAGGTTGAGGGGGTACGATGGGCCCATGGCCACTGCACAGACCCGCGACGTCGTCACCCGGTTCAAGAACATCCCCGACGGCGCCGAGGCCGACCTCGCCTTCGCCTTCGACGGCTGCGACATCCTGGTGGTGGCCGAGTCCCACCTCCGCGTGAGCGCGATGTACGCCCCGAAGGGCTGGACGACCGTGCAGTACGTCGGCGGGGTCCATGGCCGCGTGACGATCTACTTCAAGGCGACCCGGTTCAAGCTGATCTCGAAGTCGAACCCGCTGCTCAACGAGGCCAACGGCCTGACGTTCCCGGGCGCGAAGCGCTACGCCGTCAACGTCAAGCTGCGCGACATGCTGACCGGCCGGATCCACAACGTCGAGGGCGACCACTTCGTCCCGCACGCCGACAACCCCAAGGTGCCCGGCGCGATCATCACGACCCCGCGCGGCAAGGCCGCCGTGCAGCCCGCGATCAAGTCGATCCTGCGGCGCTTCCCGGTCGGCCTCGTCGGCATCGACTGGGTCGTCGGCGACTTCAACATCGACCTCGACGCCGACATTCGGCACAAGAGCCGGTTCGACATGCTCGAGCAGATGCACTCGGTCGGCCTCTACTCCGACGTCGAGCTGGTCGGGGCGGTCCACGACACCCACGGGGACCAGGAGTACGACTGGATCCTGCTGCGCCTGATCGGCCCCCGGAAGCTCTGGTCGAAGCGCAACCGCGTCGCCTGGGTGGTGAGCCACGGGACCGGCCCGAAGCGCAAGTCGGACCACCGCGACCGCTGGTGCAGGGTCCGCACGACTGTCCGGCGCGGCTGGAAGGTCCCGGCAGGCTTCCACGCCTAGCGGGTCCGGTACCCTGGAGTCCTGCCTGCTGCTGCTCTAGGAGAACCCATGGTCTCGCCCCTCGTCCCAGCTCTGCCCATCGTCATGTACGACGAGGACGAGTCCAGGAACGTCTCCACGGCCAAGGACTACTGGCAGGCCGTCTACGACGGGTTCCGGGTCAGTGGCCCGATCCCCGCCCCGCCGAGGTCTGCCGTCAGGGCCAGCCTGAGCGATCTCGACGCCCTCGAGACGAAGATCGGGTCAGCGCCCGCCCCGGCCGCAGCCCCCATCGGGTACGCGAATGCCGAGACCTTCGGTGCATCGCCGACGGCGACGGCTGCCGCGAACGACGCGGCCTTCGCCGCTGCGATTGCGAGCGGCAAGGCGGTCTACGTCCCGGGCCGAGGACGCGCCAACCCCTACAAGATCAGCGTCCCCATCGACCTGACCGCCGGATTCAAGACGTTCCGGGGCGACTTCGGGTCCACGTTCTTCGAGCAGACCACAGACACCGCCGCCGTGATGAAGGTCGGCGAGCAGCGCAACAACATCGGCGGGTTCACGCTGCGGCACAACGCTCAGCCGTCGGCGACCCAGGGCAACGGCCTCGAGTGCATCAACCTGTACCAGTCGCACATCTCCAACGTCGACATCGAGAACGCCAAGGTGTCGTTCAAGCGCACGTCGGGCTTCTTCTTCTCGAACCTGATCGAGCACCTCGCGACCACCGGGTTCTACGAGTCGGCCATCGTCATCTCCAACGCCGGATCGACCGGCTCGGCGTGGAACAACATCTACGTCAACAACATGTCCGACAGCGGTGGCGTGTACCGGCCCAGTACCCAGTCCCCGGTCGTCCTCGAGTACATCAACGACACCGTCTTCAACCAGCTCAACATCGAGCACACGATGATCGCCTCCGGCAACGCCCTGCTGATGAACGGCGTCACGAACCTGGTCATCAACGGCCTGCACCTCGAGGGCGCCTCGACCCTCGCCTGGGGCTCCTCGCTGGTGAACTCCTACGGCAACCGGTCCAAGGTCGTCGTGAACGGACTCGCATGCGTGTTCACCGACATCTCCCCCGCTGCAGGTGACACCGGAGGCCGGTCGCTGGTCCGGGCCGCAGGCGGCGGTCGGATCATGGTGAACAACATCCACGCCGAGGGGAACAGCAACACCCGGTCGCAGGCAGCCCAGGTCGCCTCGACCGAGACGGGCAACAACTCCAACGTGTGGATCGGCGGCGGCGTGGAGCGCGACATCTTCACCGCCGCCTACTCCGGGGACGTGTGGATCCCGAACTACACGCGACTGACCTAACGGGTCCGGTACCATGGTCCGAGTGACCCGTCAAGAGGAGAATCCATGGCCCGCGTGATGAGCAAGAGCTCCGTGCTGACGCTCGTCCGCACCTACTGGCCCTCCTGGCGGCGCTCGGCGTCCGACGCCCACGCGCTGGATGCCTGGATGCGCGGCGAGCAGTACGACGTCACCGACGACCCCGAGCACTGGGCGTTCGGCCGCCCCTACTCCCCTCGCGACACCGAGGAGGAGTACGACGACCTCGGGCGCCGCACCCCGACCCCCTGGGCGGGCCTGGTCGTGACATCGCTGGCCCAGACGGCGTACGTCGATGGCGTCCGCATGCCCGGCAAGACCGAGAACATGAAGGTCTGGAACACCTGGCAGCGCAACCGCTGGGACGCGAAGCAGGGCCCGGTCCACCGGGCCGCCATCGGCCACGGCCTGGCCTACGGCCTCGTGCTGCCCGGCGTCGACCCGCTCTCCGGCGAGAAGATGGCCAAGATGATGGCCCGCTCGGCGAAGAAGATGAGCGCCTGGTACGCCTCAGACGACGACGAGTGGGCGCAGGTCGCCATCGAGGCCGAGCCCTACAAGGACGACAAGGGCAACAAGGGCTGGAACGTCACCGTCTACGACGACACGGCGATCCACTACGTGACCTGCAAGCTCGACGGCGGCTCGGACTCCGACTGGGAGTACATCTCCTACGAGACGCACCCGCTCAGGGTCACCCCGGTGGCCCGGCTCGCGAACCGCATCGACCTCGACGGCCGCGCGACCGGCGAGATCGAGCCCTACATCCCGATGCTGCGCCGCATCGACCAGGACACCTTCGACCGGCTGATCGTCCAGCGCTTCGGGGCCTGGAAGATCCGCTACATCGCGGGCATGGCGAAGCCGAGCGACGCCGCCAAGGCGAACATGCAGGCGATGAAGCTCAAGGTCGAGGACCTGCTGATCTCGACCAACGCGGACACGAAGTTCGGCACCCTGGACTCGACGCCGCTCGACGGCTTCATCAAGGCCTCGGACGCCGACCTCCGCATGCTCTCGGCCATCACGCAGACCCCGCCGCACCACCTCCTGGGCCTGTCGTCGAACCTCCAGGCCGAGTCCCTGGCGGCCGCCGAGTCCGGCCTGCAGCGCAAGTCGACCGACTTCAAGATGAACGCGGGCGAGTTCCACGAGCAGATGTTCCGGATGGTCGCGACCATCGAGAACATCCCGGACGAGGCCAAGGCCTTCGACATGCAGGTCCGCTGGCGCGATACCGAGTCCCGCTCGATGACGCAGGCCGCCGACGCCCTCGGCAAGATGGCCGTCCAGCTCAAGGTCCCGCTCGAGATGCTGTGGGAGAAGCTGCCGGGCTGGACCGACGGGGACACCGAGCGCGCGAAGGAGCTGGCCGAGTCCGGCGAGCTGGACGCGCTGATGCAGGCCCTGGCCGGGACCGACCCGAACGCCGGGAATGCCGCCACCCCGGCCCAGCAGACCGGAGACTCCGGTGCCGACAGCGGCGCCTGAGCAGGTCGTCGCCCTCTCGACCGCGCACCAGGCTGTCCAGGCCCGGCGCGCGGCCGAGCTGTCTGCCCTGGTCGCGGCCTACTTCAAGACCCGTGTAAACATCGAGGACCCGGACAGCATCGAGCGCTGGCTCGTGCTGATGATCCCCCGCATCCTGGCCGGGCACCGCAGCTCGCAGGCGCTGGCCGCGAAGTACGCCGACGCGATCCGGCGCCTCGAGCTCCCGAACGTCAAGGACGACTTCGCCTTCGCCAAGGCGACGGCCGCGAGCCTCGACCCGGAGGTGGTGAGGACCTCGCTCCGCGTCACCGGGCCGGTCGCGCTGCAGAAGAAGATGACGGTCATCGAGCGCCTCGACCTGCAGCCCACGGTGAAGCAGGCCATGGTCACCGAGGCGAAGCAGGAGGCCTCGGCCGGAGCCGCCGGAGCCTCAGCGCGACACATCCAGAACGGCGGCCGCGAGATCATCCAGGGCGGCGCCGCTGCCGACAAGGTGGCGCTGGGCTACGTCCGCGTGCTCAAGTCCGAGAAGCCGTGCTTCTTCTGCACGATGCTGGCCTCGCGGGGCCCGGTCTACCAGGACGACTCGTTCTCCGAGTCAGACCCGCGCTTCGAGGGCCCGCACCACTTCAAGGTCCACGACTCGTGCGCGTGCTCGCTCAAGCCGATCTACTCGCGGACCGATGACCCGATGATCGACCGGGTCCAGCCCTACATGGACATGTGGGCCGACCTGGCCGACCGCAAGGGCCGCGCCCCGACGCTGCTGGACTGGCGCCGCGAGTACGAGGGCCGCAAGGTCGGGTTC